CCTGAAAGTCCAAATTATATATTGAAAAGAATTGGTGATACTGCTACTACTATAACTGTTGAAGGTGGTCAAGCTTTTATACGTTCAGATGGTACATATCCAAATAGATCAAGATTTGTAAGAGTAAGTTCTTTACCTGAAAGTACTAAAACTCCAACTTTTCTTGATACTAATGGTGCTGTGACTACTGCTTATGCGAATTCTGCATCATTTTTTCCATTGTTGGGAAGTGGAAGTTATGGTGGTGCTTTTGGAACTGCTACGCAAATATCCGCCAATGTAATTTCCTCCAGTGGCCAAACTGCTGGATCTACTGGAAATGAACAGGCCGATCATCCGTGGAAGTTTTATGATAGTATTGCTTCAGTAAATAGTCAAGGTGTTGATTTAAATACTAGCTTGGCTGCAGGTACTTCAGGTTATCCAGTTCAGACAAGTGCTGTTGGTGGTGGATATAGAACTGCAATTAATATTTTACAAAATAAAGATGAATATAATTTTAATTTATTGTTTTTACCTGGAATTATAGATGCTAATGCGTGGACGGCACATAATGCTATTATAGCTGATGCTATCCAACTTTGTGAAGATCGTGGTGATTGTTTCTTGGTACTTGATAATACGTCAAAAACTGATACTGTGGCTACTGCGAAGACACAAACAGAAACTCGTAATTCAAGTTATGCTGCTACTTATTATCCGTGGGTGCAGATTATGGATCAATCTTTGGGAACTTATAGATATGTCCCACCTTCAGTTGTTATGGCCGGTGTTTATCATTTTAATGATACTATTGGACAGCCGTGGTTTGCTCCTGCTGGTTTAAACAGAGGTGGAATTGATTCTGCTGTTCAAGCATATAGAAAATTAACTCAAAGTAATCGTGATGATTTGTATGATTCAAATTGTAATCCGATTGCTACATTCCCAGGACAAGGTGTAACGGTATTTGGACAGAAAACTACACAAAAGAAAGCATCTGCTCTTGATAGGGTAAATGTACGTAGATTGTTGATTAATATTAAGAAATTTGTTGCAATGTCTTCAAGGTCATTAGTATTTGAACAAAATACAAGCGATTTAAGAAATCAATTTTTAAATATTGTCAACCCTTATTTAGAACAAGTTCAGTCAAATGCTGGTTTAAATGCCTTTAGAGTTGTTATGGATGCTACAAACAATACACCCGAAACAATTGATAGAAACGAATTAATTGGACAAATATTTTTACAACCATCAAGAACTGCTGAATTTATTGTACTTGACTTCATTGTTCAACCAACTGGTGCAGCTTTTCCTGAGTAGTTTTATAGGAAATTGATATTTATTATTGGAGATAAAACATGCCAGAACTATTAGAATCAAATAAAATATTTTACACACCATATGAACCGAAATTAAAAAATCGGTTTATCATGGAAATAGCAGGTATTTCTGCTTTTGTAATTAAAACTGCTCAAAGACCTCAAATTACATTTGATGAAGTAACTTTGGAACATATGAATATTACAAAATATGTAAAAGGTAAAGGCCGTTGGCAAACTTTACAGATTACACTTTATGATCCAATTGTTCCTTCAGCAGCTGCTGAAGTCATTGAATGGGTAAGACTTCATCATGAGTCTGCTACTGGTCGTGATGGATATCAAGATTTTTATAAGAAAAATATAACATTGAATACTTTAGGACCTGTAGGTGATATTGTTGAAAAATGGACACTTTACGGATCTTGGATACAAGATGCTACTTTTGGTGATTTAGCCTTTGATGCATCTGAACCAGTTGAAATTACATTAACATTGAGGTATGATTACGCTATACTTGAATTTTAATAGTTATTAAAAATACATTAAGGAGTTATAATGTCAGAATACAAATTTCCCACGGAAATTATAGACCTTCCATCTGAAGGAAAAGTTTACCCAAAAGAATCGCCACTATCATCAGGCAAATTAGAATTAAAATATATGACCACACGAGAAGAAGACATATTGATGTCTGAAAACTTGATTAAAAAAGGTGTGGTGATTGATAGATTGTTAGATAGTTTGATTGTAACTAAAGGTGTTAAACAAGAAGATTTAATTCTTGGTGATAAAAATGCGGTATTGGTTGCTTCTCGTATCCTTGCTTATGGACCTGAATATACAGTTGAAGTAACAAATCCAAATGATATTGATGAAAAGATAGAACATACATTTGATTTATCACAATGTCCATTTAAAGAACTTTCAAAAAAAGTTGATTATTCAGATAATAGTTTTGATTTTACAACTCCTGTTGGGAAGAATAAATTAAAGTTTAAATTATTGACTGGTGCAGACGAAACATTGATTGAAAAAGATATAAAACAATCTTCTAAATTTGGAGTTAGTTCTGATATATCAACACGATTGAGATATACTGTTACTGAAGTTGACGGAGAATCTAAACAAAATATTATTAATGAATTTACACAAAACCTTTTAGCCCGTGATTCAGTCGCGTTGAGAAATTATATTCGTGACATAGCACCTGATATTGATTTGACATCAGAAGTAGAGATAGGGGGTGAAGCAGTTGACGTGAGTATTCCGTTGACTGTAGAGTTTTTTTGGCCTAGTTCCGTCTAATAAATTAGACATACATCAATCTATATTTTATTTTATATATAACACACCTGGATTTACATTTGGTGATGTCTATCATATGCCCGTTCATTTGAAAAACTTTTATCTTCGTGAATTTATGGATTTCAAGAAGAAAGAAAAAGAACAAATTGATAAGGCAAATCAAACTCCAAAACAATCTACCATTCCGAGACGATTTAATCCAAAATAACTTTCTTTTTAATATTTATTAATATACTAGGAGAATTATCATGTCATATTTGGATAGAAAAAATATATTATCAGAGGGATTTTTTGATTCGTTGAAGAAATTTTTTAATCGCCCAAAGTTATCAAAACAAGAAAAAAAGATGATGAAAGATCCAAAAGTTAAAGATGCAGTAAAAAGATTTAATGATGCTCATGATAATTTACAAAATAACCTCAAAGAATTAAGAAAAAAGTATGGATTTGACAAATAATGGCTGATAATTTAGATAAAAAAAGAGAAAACCTTGACGCTATTCATGCAAAAATTGATGCAATTGAGCAAGATGAATCAAGTTATGATCAAAGATATAAAGATAGAGCAAAATTTAAAGTTAAAGTTGAAAAAGAATTACTTGGATTAAGAGAGAAACGAATAGAATTAGAAAAAGATATTATAAAAACTTCTACTCAACAAGTTAAAAATGCTAAAGCTTATAAAAAATTAGAAGATAATGTTTTAAAAACAGAACAAAATATTTCAAAAACAATTACAAGTAGGGTTGGTGATTTATTAAGAGGAAATGTTCAAAGTGCATTAAGTTTTTCAAATACATTAAAAGCATCAGAAGCACAGATAAAATTAGCCAAAGATACGAGAGATGTTGCGAAAACAGTATCGGATATTGCACAAGACAAAGAGTTATCAGTAGAGCAAGAGGGAAAACTATTAGATATATCAACCGATATAAGAGATGGTGTTGCAACTGAATTAGATATAGAAAATAGACTTACTGCTGCAGGTATTAAAAATAAGGAAGTATATAATGAGTTATCAGATACATTTACAGACTTAGTAGGGGTAAAAGAAACTGAAGAAGAAGCTACAGAAAAGTTAAGAAAACGAGAAGAAAGAATTAACCAAGTTCGAACCATTGGATTAGGAATATTTGGTTTATTGGCTACTGTGGCAAAGAAGTTTGCTGGAATGGTTGATGCAATTGGACAGCAATTTGGTAGTTTAAATATGATGGGGAAAGACTTTCAAACAAATCTTCATGATTCCACAGTTGAGGCTACTAAATTAGGTCTTAGTCAAGCAGATGTTCTTAATACTACAAGTGCACTTGCTTCTGAGTATGGTATTTCATTAGATAAAGCAGCTGAATTATCTGTTAAAATTTTAGATACTGCAAAAGCAACTGGTTTATCAGTTGATGAATCAACAAAATTATATGGTACATTAATGCAAGTGGTTGATTTATCTAAGGAAGAAGCTGAAAATTTAATTGAAAGTACGGCTCAGTTGGCAAGACAAAGAGGAGTTGCTCCACAAGCAGTGTTAAAAGATATTGCCAATTCATCTGAAGTAATTGCTACATTTACAAAGGGGGCGGGTGAAAATTTATTTGAAGCTGCAATTGCTGCAAGAGAACTAGGATTAAATGTTGATACAATAGCTAAATCTGCAAGAGGTATGTTAGATTTAGAATCTTCACTTAATGCAGAATACGAAGCATCAGCTCTTTTGGGTAAACAAATAAATTTACAAAAAGCTAGAGAATTGGCTTATAGTAAAGACTTACCTGGTTTTTCAAAGGAGCTAAAAAATCAATTACGGGGCGTTGGTGATTTTACTAAATTAAATATATTTCAACAAGAAGCAATAGCAAAAGCTATAGGTATGAGTGTTGGGGAAACTTCTAAGTTATTGAGTAAGACTAAAGAACAAGAAGATGCCACCAAAAAATTAACTTTAGCAGGTGCTTTGGCTGCTGGTTCATTTGACGATTTACATGGTCAAGAAGCACTTTCAAACTTATCTAAAGTAGTAAATAAATTTAAAGCATTTATTCAGCAGGCGTTAATAACTGTAGGACCAATACTTGAAGGTATAATTGGAAAATTTCATGATTGGTTCATGACAATGGGTGGTATAAACAAAGTACTGGAGGGCATGAAGACTTTAAGGACTTGGATTGGAGAAATATCCGTCAAAGTTACAGAATTTTTTGATCAAGGTAAAGGTTGGGATGAAATGAAGGAGAAACTGTTCGGTGTAGATGGAGCTCTTCATGGCGTTAGTGTAGCATTCGAGGCGATTGGAGGTGCTATTAAATTGATAGCAAGAAATATCCCGGAAGTAATAGGTTTGATGGTTTCATTAAAGGCGGTATCGTTTGCTGCTTTTCTTGTTCAAAGTGCATTAGCAGCAGCTGGTGGTGCAGCGGCTCATCCGTGGTTATTGGGTGGTGGTGCCGTTATAGCCGCGGCCGCGATACTTGGTGTAGTCAATAGTATAAATGCTATGACACCTCCACCGACTCCAACTGCAGATTTTAAATCAGGTCCAGGTGGTATTTCATATATGTCAGGACCTGCTGGTGCTTTTAGTTTAAATCCAAGAGATTCTGTATTGGCAACAACCAATCCAATTCCAGTAAATGATTTTCAAACTGGAGGATTGATGCCAGATTTTACAGTGTTGGTTGAAGCACAAAGAGAAACGACAAGAGCAATAAGTAGTATGCGATTATCAACAACTGTTACAAATAGGCAACAAGAAACTATTATGGAAGGGACTTTTAATCCATTGGGTGGAAGATCTCTACTAGGAGGTGGTGGATCATGGGCTTAGAGAATTTAACATCAGTATTTAGTGATATTTCAAAAAATGAGATAACTGAATTCGCTAAGTCTAATCTATTAATTACATCTCGCCTTGATGATATTGAAAATAATATTATACGAGATAGTAATATAGGCGGAAGAGGAGAATTGAGAGTTCTAGATTTCCCACCTGAAGAAACCCCATTGTCCGATATGGGTCCATTAGATTTTAGGGAGAAACCGAATGTTTTAATATTTGATAGGATAAGTGCGATAAATTCACCTGTAAGTGATATGTCTGAAGATGCATCTAATTTTGGACTTTATTCTCCATTTCCAGTATTTGATAGTATATTTCAAAATGACACAATTATGCTTTTGGGACGACAATCTCTTATAGAAGATGATCCACATACTTTTGGTACTGGAGGTTTGTTGTATACACAAGCTGATATAAACAGCTGGATGAACACCGGCACTAATGACGAATACAGTATTCGTTTACCAGATCTCAACTATCCGGGGGGGCCTGCCCCACAGCGGATAGATAAAGATCCAAATCTTGGAATTTCTGATACTTTAGGAAACGGCCTTTTCAAGTTTGAAACACTTTATAATGTTAATCATACTGCAGTACCCATAGAAAATAGAATAACTATTGATTACGGAAGAGTAAAAATAAATACATTAAGAGCAGGTATGGGAAGTTTGGGAAATCTTGATATTATGGGTTATTCATCAGATAAACTTGGGAGTTATAGAGGTAAGTTGCGGGGTGCTGAACCTTATATTGTAAAAGATGTTAATTCTCTTGATTATCAGACGATGGTGGATTTTGTAAATACGGGAAGGATAGCTGATGATGAATCTAGATTATCTAAATTTTATAATAGTGATGCAGGAACAGCTGATTATAATCTTTCTTTTGGAAATATATCCCATAAAACATTTTATGATGTAACAATGAATGAATATTCAAAAATTCATCAACATAAACATTTGTTTCAAAAAAATCTAAAGACGATTTGGGGTGATGTTACGACTGATGTTAAGGCCTTTTTTGGTATGGGTAAGGCTAGGCCTTCATTTGCTAAACTTGGTGATAGAATGATGAATTTTGACTTCTCGGTGAAACTTGGGTCTGGCGAGGTTGTGAGAGATGTTTGGGTTGGGAAGCAAACCGATCTTCGAAAGAAATCACCATTTATAGATTTGGGTGGTGGATTGCCGGAATCTAATTGGTTCTCATTAATGAGCAGGGGTGGATTGGAGAGTAGGCCTTTTGGTAAGGATAGTTATAATGTTATAGATAAAATAAATAGACAACGCCCTGTGACACAAGACAAGTTGACACATGATTGGGAGATAGCACCTACGAACCAGGGTGATTTTTATGTAAGATTAAATGATTTGAGAACAAATACTTTTCTTTATTTTAGAGGATTCGTGACGGGTATAAGTGAAAATGTAAATCCATCTTGGACATCGGCGAATTATATTGGCAGAAGTGAACCTGTTTATTTATATGAAAGAGCAGAACGAGATTTGTCTTTTAATTTGAGAGTATACCCAAATAATAATCGAGAATTTCAAATTATGTATGAAAAAATAGATCATTTAACTTCTATGGCATATCCTCAATATATGAATGACCGGTCTAAATTAGATAAGTTTTGGCCATTTACAGAGTCACAGTATGGGTGGCGTAATAGTGGCGGATCCCTTCTACCTACGGGCTTTCAAGTTGTTGATTATGGGGAATCAAACCAATCCACTGGTGATGTAGATGCAAGAATGAAACCACCATTTGCAGAATTATATATGGGTCATATTGGAACTCGTGCTAAAGGTCAATTTGGTTTTATAAAATCGTTATCATATACAGTTAATGATTCAGCTGATTGGGATCAAGAAAAACAGTTACCAAGATTATTTGATATAGCTATATCATATCAAATTTTGAATAAACGACCATCAGCACTTGGTACAGTATTTTATGGACCACAACAAAGATTGGGTCAGTCCTTTCCGGACGTATTGAAAGAATCTGATATTGGTCAAGGACTTGCTACTGGTATTGAAGGTGCCAAATCACTCAAGTCAGTGGCTGGGCCAGCGGTTGGGCCGCCTGCAGGCGAAGCTGGAATATTTTAAGGATAGCTGGAATCACCCCGTGATGGTAATAAATAATGTCTAGATATAACACAGTAAGATACGTAAGTTTCGGCAAAAGTTCAAGAATAGGAACTGCTGATATTCCTAAAGTCGAAGATAAAGATTCTGATATTTTATTGATTGCAACACATGGTGATAAATGTGATATGATTTCACAACAATATTATGGAACACCAGATTTTTGGTGGTTTATTGCATCAGTCAATAGTTTAACATCAAATAATATTGAGGCTGGCACTCAATTGAGGATTCCAGTTTCCACTATAGAAGCAACATTGTTGTAAGACATGTTAACAATAAGACATTTAATTGGTTGTAAATTAAAATGAAGATTAATACAAAAGTAGTATTTGAATGGAATGATGATACTAAGCAGTACGAAGAAATATACTGTGAAAGTTATGATTATAATGGTGAAGTAGCTTATTGTCTGCAAGAAGAAAGGCGAAAAAGAATTGCAGCACAAATGGAAGAGTATGGGATTCATGACCGCGATGAATTTATTTCTTATTTTCATAAAAAATTGTGGGTTGATTTTGGGAAGAATATGCAATCTGCGTTTTGGAAAAAACAGAATATAGATTGGGAATGGAGAATGTATGCTGATTCTCCTCAAAGTTTTATGCAGCCATTGCGCTTTTCGGAAGATCAAGTAACTCCTGCAGACGAGC